GATTTCAAAAAATTCTTGACCGAGGGAACCTCGTTTTGTTTTTCCTTCAAGGATGTTACATATCGATTTCTGTTTCTTTTCATCTTCAGTCAATTTATTGATTGTTGTAAAAATATCAGAAATAGATGTCGTTTTTTCAAGTACCTCAGGAAATAATTTTACAATAGTCTTTTCACCCAACAACAAAATACCATCAATGTTGTCGGACTTATCACCAGTCAAAATTTTGTAAGTAACAACATTTTGATGTGGTATCCAAAGATTACCAATATTAATTCTTTCTCCGTATTTGTGGTACTCCTTTTTAATCGGCGAATAGATTTCCACATTCTCAGAAATGAGTTGTGTTAAATCTTTGTCCGATGAAAAAATTGTCTTTTTTTCGTCTTGTGATATTTGACAATAGTATGAAATCAAATCATCACTTTCAGAGTTTTCAATACATACTTGACGTATGAACATATCCTCCAAATATTGACGTATACGAGACTTTTGCCACTCGTATGACTGACGCTTCAACTCGTTGGTTTCAGACCGTCTATTCTCTTTATATTGAGGTAGGAGAAGTCGTCTTTGGGTGGAGTTATTCTCTCCATCCCAAAAGACGATAACTTTGTCGTAATTGTGCTCTTTTAAGAACTTTCTCAAGGTGTTAACAAAGTGAAATATTCCACCAATATGATTTCCATTGTGGTAATATTCCTTTACCCCATGAAAACCTATTTTGAAAAGATTATCTCCGTCAACTAAAAGTGTCTTGGTCACAATTAAATTTTTATGTTATTCAACAACTTCTTTGTCCTCCGTGAGTGTAAACTCACCATCCGTTCCGATAATTTGTTTCCAATAATCAGAATGTTCTTTTTTGTAAGCCTCAATCGAAGCCTTCTCCTCAGACGCTTCTTTACCCGCCAAGAATCCGTGTGGTGTCACGATGATTTTACCATCTTCATAACCTAAACCATTGATGTGGTTTTTCATAACAGATACCTTAGTACGAGTTGCAAACTTAACAGTTCTTTTGTCTTTGGTTGCGGTAATCTTTGTAGTACCCGCACCTTTTTGGTTACCGAACAAGAAAACCAAAGATGAGTTTAACCAAATGGCCTCACCACCCTTTGCTTTAATTTTTGGTTGACCAAATGGATTGTCAGGAAGTTCAACCCATGGTTGATTAACGATTACCAATGTGTTTTCGTATTTTGAATCAGATTTACGTGAACCTGAAATACGTTGGTTGATACCCATACCAATTTTATCTGCCAATACAGACGCATTGTGTTGTTTACCACCCTTACCTTCGTAAGTCATTTTACAAGGTACAGAACCAACTGAATCCCACAAAAACAACAAACTGTAATCCAACTCACCTTTTTCTTGTGCATCTAACAAACCATTGATGTAGTCAGTAATTTGTTCGATGTAGTCAAAGTCATTGTTGAAGATGTAGAATCCATCCCAATCGATTTCTCCTGTTTCCTCGTCAACAACTTCTTCACATTCAAACCCCATTAACTTGGCGTGTTCAAAACTCCACTTTTGTTCCGTGATAATAAACACAGGAAGGATTTCTTTCTTTTGTGCATCTACGGCAGTCTTTACAAGAGCGGTTGTTTTACCCGTATCAGAGTGACCCAAGAACATATTGATGTGACCAATTGCAGGACCTGGTAGTCCGACAGCATCCAAGAAGTCAGAACCCAAGTCAAAAAATCTTTGTGGTTTGTATTTCGCAGATGTCGAGAACTGTTTCTTGATATCTTTAAAATCTTTCTTCTTAATTGCCATAATTGTACTTGTAAAATTCTTTAATATTTTCTAGTTTATCATTAGCGGTTGCCAATTTTTCTACGTACTTGTCCATCTCTTCTAAGTGTTGTGGATGTTCACCAATACCCACAGGATTTTCCATATACACCATCAAGGTTGCTTCAGCTTCAGCAATCTCACTCTCGTATTTCTTAACAAGAGCATCGTACATCAATTTCCTAATTTTCATTGTCTATTCGTATTAATTTCTTTGATAAAAGAAAGAGCATGGACACAATGCCTATGCAAATGTCCATGCTCAATCATATTAGAATGGTAGCTCCTCGTCTGGTTCTGATTCCGATTGAGGGTCATAAGTTGCGCTAGAAGTTGTACTTCCACCACCCATACTCATGTCTTCTACTGAATCACCGTAAACATACTTTTTCAAATCTGAATCCCAACGTGGAACTTCACCACGTGCTACAGCCTCCAAGTACTCAACAGGCTTCTTAGAGTAAACATCACTCCAAGTCATTTCATCTTCAACCCACTCTTTCTTAATAGCCTCATCAGTGTGAAGAGGTGTTGGGTCGTCATGCATGATTGTTTGTACTACTGTGTATTCCTTACCTGCGGGAGTCTTAGACTTAACCATCTCAATGATAAGGTCACGTCCATTGTCCGCATTTGTGATATCACCTTTTTGTTTCCAAATTGGGATAATCTTATCCAAGATACCTTCTTGTTTGTAGTTGTCCTTGAATCTCCAAAACTTAACACCATCTTCTTCAGCGTCACGGTCAACAACTTTTACGATGTAGAATTTACGTGAACGGTATTGTTGTGCTAATTTCTTGTCTGATTCTTTACCCGTAGCAATCAACTCTTCGTAAACTTCAGTCAACGGAGAACGCTCGCCATCATTTTTTCCTGGGTCGTAAAGTTTTACCCATTTACCATCTACTTGAATTTCATGGTACCACACTTCTTTGAAAGGGGATGAACCATCTGAAGTTGGAAGGATACGTACACGCTTTTGACCTGTACGTGAGTTTTTGTCTAATAGAGTTGTGAAGTACTTCTTCATTCTCTCATCTTGTGACATTTGGTTGCCCGTTCCTTGAGAACGTGCGGTGTTTTTCTCATACTGAGAAAGAACTGCATCTAAAGTTGTGTTTGACATAATTTTTGTTTTTTTTTAAAGTTAAAAGTTCTCTTATTACTCATCTATAAGTATAGTAGAACAATCGGTTAAGTCAAACCCCCAAAACAAAAAAGGACACCTTTCGATGTCCTTTTTTCATTAGAGAAAATATTTTATCAAGAGTAGTAATTTTTAGGATATTGGTCCGTAAATTTGTTAAATGTCTTTTTGATTTCGTTAGGTGAAAAATTTTCAACCTCGTCATCAGTTAACACATATTCATTTTTACCTGACTTCTCCATGTCCTCTTTTTTGTCTTCAAAAAAGTCTGTAAGTTTTTGATTGAATGGGTATGAGTCCAAACTTCTCAAGTGTAATTTTTCTTCAGGAGTTTTTTCACGATACTTTTCAATCTTAGATTCCAATGAATTAATTTTTTCAAAGATTGAATCCATAGCCTCTAACTTACTTGTCAAGTCTTCAAGTTTTTCAAACATTGTCGACATGTACTCATCTTGTTTTGTTTGTATGTCTTTTTGTGCTGATACTAAATCGGTGATGTCTAATTCTTCAGTTGAAGAATCTTCGGTTTTATCTTCCATTGATTTTCCTTCATCATCTAACTTCTCAACATCAGGGTCGGTTGCAGTATCAATTGGTTCCGCAATTTCTTCAGCTCCTGTTGGTGGTGGTGTATCCGTTGTTGGCGGTGTTACAGCGCTATCTGTGTCAGCTCCCGTAAAATCTGCTAACGGGTCTGTAGCTTCTTGTTCAACAATATAACGATTAATCTTATTATATCTTTGAACTTCTTCGATTATTTTTTTCTCTAATGACATTTTGTTTTTTGTTTAACCGTTCAATAAAGTCTTAACACCGTGTGAGGTTTCAACTTTGAGTGTTCTATTTATTTTCATTGAATTGTCTACTCTTTCAATAAGACCGTCTTTCATTCTTACTGTGTAGCAATCACCAGTATCCAAGTCACAAACTTCCTTGTAACCGTTACCTGTTTCTCTTTCTGTTAGTCTTGTATCTTTAGAAAGATAATTATCTAATAAATTTTTAATATCCATAGCAAATGGTTTTATCATATAAATATATCAATATTTACTAATTTTTATTGTAATCCCAAAGCAACCGCTCTATTTATACCACTTTGGAATGTTTTTACTGTAACAGTCCATGGTAATCCTGTTGCAATTCTTTTGTTTATTTGTTCAGTCACTCTACTTTCTGCAGATAATGCTCCGTCACCATTTCTCTTCATACCAACACCAGTGTTCCACCAACCTAACCATATTCTAGCGGCCGCTTCACCATCACTACCATATCTAACTTTATAAATGTTAAACTTATTATTAAATGCTGGTGTGTTAAATCTAGCTAATACAAAATTGATACTTTCTTGGAAACTGTTAAATATTGCTAGTGGTCTCTTACCACCCTCAATTACAGATACACATTCCTGACCAATAACATAAGCCATCATATTCGCAGGCCATCTTCCGTCAGTATGAATACCATATAGGTCATTACCTACACATCCAAACTGATTTTGATTTTTGTTTTGTTCTGCCGTTGCCATAGCAAATACAAGTTTTTTAATATTCAAAGGAACGTCTGTTCTACTATTCAAGTAGGTTACAACATCTTGTTTTCCTATAATTGTGTAATTTGCATCAACAAACGGAAGTGATGGGTAAGCCGTTTTACAACTACCAGCAACTGTCTTAATAGGTGTCTTACTAACATTACCATTAGTTTTTCCACTTACGGAAATAACACTTGTAGTCGGTGTCTCTGCAGTAACTGATACAGGAATAACTTCTTTTTTCTTTTGGTATCTCCTTAATAGGTCGATGTTTACCCCCATCGTTAACTTACTAAAGTTAGGGAACGAGTACTTAGAAATTCTTACACCTGAGAATGTTGTCGTAAAATCTTGTGGAGATATGTTGTGGGATACGTTTGTAATCCAATAAGCTCCCGTAAACATTGGGACATATCTCAAATTGAAATACATTGTGGGTTGTACCATAGCGTTACCCATAGATTCAACCTTACATGTATAACTTCTACTTTTATATAAATTATATAAAGATGTACTCTGTTGAACCGCCTTTTGACCTTTTGTTTGGTTTGTAATATCAACAAGTACCGTGAATGCTTCAGATGTATTTTTATATTGAGATTGATTCAAATCGATTGACCTGAATATGTTCTGATTTCTAATACCAAAATCAACATTG